ATTTGTTTACAACGTGCCTAAAAAGGCGAAGAAACAGCAAGGAAAGACAGTTCCGTTTTAATTATTTACGTTTTTGTTAAAGCCAGTACTTATTAATAAAAGATGTTCAATATTAGTGTGTACGTGGGCCGTGGGGAACGACGTACACACGGCTATTCTGGAAAGGCTTGATACTGTAAGGATACAGGGTTTTAAAAATAGGTCATTTTTATGAAAAACAGGTGAAAATTTAATAGTTTAGTTTTGGCATAAGACAGTCTTGCAAGCTGATAGCCCGGTACGACACCCCCGGGCTTTTCTTATGCCATTTTATACGGTGTCAAAAAAATATGAAAGGGTGTCGAAAATGATAATTGACAAGGAATTTCAAGGGCTTATCCCGCCACTGGCAGCGGAAGAATACACAGGATTAGAGCAAAGCATTATCACGGAAGGATGTAGGGACGCACTTATTGTATGGCAAGGAACACTTATAGACGGACACAACAGGTATGAGATATGCACTAAGCACGGCATACCATACAGAACGCAGGAAAAGGCGTTTGACAGCCGCGAAAAGGTTGCTGAATGGATAATCTTGAACCAATTCGGCAGACGCAATTTATCGGCCTATGACAGGTCTGTATTGGCGTTAAAGTTGAAAGAATTGTTTGCGGAAAGGGCGAAAGAAAGAATGTTGTCAGGCAACCCTGTGCCGATATCAGAACAGGGTAGAACTATTGAAAAAATAGCTACAGTTGCCGGCGTGGGTAAAGATACTATAGCTAAAGTACAGAAAATAGTAGCAATGGCAACGCCTGAAACAAAGCAAAAGATAAAATCCGGTGAAGTAAGTATTAATCAAGCATACCAAACTGTAAGGCGCGAAGAAAAGATACAAGCGGTTGAACACAAAATTGAGGAGCACAAAGAAAAACCAACAGGAACAACTAATATATATACCACTGATAAAAAATACAATATTATTTATGCCGATCCTGCGTGGGATTATTGGTCGGGCGGGAATAAAAATCAAAATTTACATTACTCAACAATGGCAATAGACGATATATGTAACCTCCCCATAAAGAATATAGCCGATAACGACTGCATTCTTTTTTTGTGGGTTACATACCCGATATTACAGGACGCTTTCAAGGTTATTGAGTCGTGGGGATTCAGGTATTCAACTTGTGGCTTTGTATGGGTGAAGAAAAACAAGAACGCAGATACGCCATTTATTGGTTGTGGTAGCTGGACGAGGGCAAATTCTGAATTATGCCTAATCGCCACAAAGGGCAATGTTACAAGGTTAGACGCAAGTATATCACAGGTAATTGAATCTCCTATAGATGAACATAGCAAAAAGCCGTCATGCGTTAGGGGTTTAATAACGAAGCTTGTTGGTGAATTGCCAAGAATTGAATTATTCTCCCGCCAAACAACGGACGGATGGGACGTATGGGGGAATGAAGTATGATTTCAACAAGCTTTATCGCTGACATTAGGAAGGGCAAGGTTGGCGAAACAATATTCAAAGAGGACTTCTTAGACTTCTTAGATATAAAGTATCAGGACGTAACCGGATGCCAACAATTTCAAGTTATTGACAGCGACTTTCTAAGCAAGATTGGACTGTTTGAAATTAAAGCAAACTATAAGGATGATAAAAAGATTGTCATAGAGGAGTATACAAATATTAACCAAAGCTTAGGCAGAATCAGTTATGGATGGTGGTATAAGTCAAAAGCTGATTTGATTATATTTGTTTCAAAAACTACACGGACGATGATATTTGTACCATTTACACAGGCAGTTAAAGACCATTACAAATCAATCAAAGCAAGGTACGAGCTAATAAAAAATATGCCAAGTCAAAAGGACGGACGGCATTGGCAATCGGCATTCAGAAAAGTGCCACTTGACGATTTGAAGGGATATTTTTCGTATTACAAGAAAGTAGTTTAAGCCTGACCGCCGCAAGGCATCAGATAAAGTGAAGGAGGGCATATGAACGGATGGATCGGAGTAGACCTTGACGGAACACTTGCCGAATATACCGAATGGCAGGGAGCAGCACATATCGGAAAACCTATACCGCTTATGGTGGAAAGGGTTAAGAAATGGCTGGCAGATGGCAAACAGGTAAAAATATTCACAGCAAGAGTAAGCAACAACAACTCTGCGAGAGAAGAATCGTTGCAGGCTATTGCGAAATGGACAGAAAAGCATATCGGGCAAAGTCTTGAGGTTACAGCTGAAAAAGATTATTTCATGGTTGAACTATGGGACGATAGATGTGCTCAGGTGATACCCAATACCGGTGTTGCGCTACAGGACTTTTTGGGGACCGGCACTATGAACCCCATATACCACAAACTGGCTCAAATTGCCTACGATACAGTCCTACAGACGATGCAGGAGGGCGAACAGACACATCCCCCGGATGAGTGGCAGGAGGTAGATATAATCGACCACATATGCCATGCCAGTCATCATGAAAATGATTATATAGCGGGCGACACCTCGGAAGAACATATAGCACACGCATTGACTCGCTGTGCAATGATAAAGTATCTGGAGGCTGAACAGGCCGGGGAGGAAAGGTATGGTTGGAATTGGCGAAGAAATAGACCTCTGTCCGAAATCGGGAAAGGTTGACCCAAAATTTTCAGTAGAAATTGAGATGGAATGTGCTGACAAATCAATTGTGGAGAGAGCAAGGAAATTACAGCAGGCGGCAAGTCGCACCATGGAGCAAGAAGCAGCGCAGGATTTAGAAGGCTCGAAGCACGGATTGAGTTATTGGTTTAGAAGGTTTGGGATTAGATAGACAGGCTATAAGCCGGAAAGGGAGGATTACCATGCCATTGAAACTGAATCGTGCGTGAGGTATGAAGCGTAAGCGAAGGGAGGATTTATGAATTTACTTATAGCTCACCTTGTAGGTGATTACCTGTTTCAAAACCGCTGGATGGCTCTAAATAAGCATAAAAATTCGTGGGTATGCGTTTTCCATTCCACAATATATACGTGGTCAATAATGGTTATTTGTGGATGGTGGGATTGGAGGGCTTTTGTTATTGCTCTAACTCATTATTTAATTGACAAATTTCGTATAGGCGCGAAATGGAGGCAATTTTTCAGCCGGGATACTGAATTACCATGGACAATACTAAGCGACAACACAATGCACCTGCTGATTTTATGGGGATTAAGTTTGATTTAATGGAGGGCTTATGAAGTACATATATTCGTTTTTAATCTTAACAGGAGGATTGATCGGACTTGTCGGGTTGCTCATGCTGATATTTTGGCTGACAGACAAGGTAAAAGAGTGGAGCTTCAACTTTAAGCGTAAGCATGAAAAGTACCGCCTGTTCATGGAAAAGCTTGACAATGCGACGGAATGGGTTGTTTGCGTACTTGTGCTCTGTGTGTTGCTACTTGTCTTGATGGGTGTGTATTTTAACATCTTGAAGGCTATATCGGGAGGACAATAATCATGCAGGGACGTAAAAGGCCATACACGGCCATAGGCATCAAACGCTGCAAATGTATCCGCTGCGGCAAACCGGCTCATGCATCCTGGCAGGTATGCGCCGATGGGAGGCTATACAGGCCGCTATGTGCTGAATGTGATATTGCACTCAATGAAATGGTGCTGAAATGGGCGGGATTCAGTGATTGGGAAGAGAAGATGAAAGCTTACAAGGAAAGGATGAAAGGCGGTAACCCATGAAATACATAATCTGCATAGCCGTATACCTTATCCTGACAGCGTTAGTCCTGCTGTTCAACTATGGGGCGCACAAAGATGATCCGGAAGATTGAAATGGAATATTACGAACTGTAGGGGCGGCTTGACTGCCCTAATTTTATTTAAAGGAGAGTTACCATGTATAACATCCCCTTATCCCGCCCATCCTACCTTCCCTACATAGACGAGGTGCTATCCGCCGCAGAAAAGGTACTGCGCTCTGGCAATATCGCACAAGGCGAGGTTGTAGCGGAGTTTGAGCAGCGTATAGCCGACTATGCCGATACAAAGTATGCTATAGCAGTATCATCCGGTACGGCAGGATTGTTTCTGTGCCTCAAAGCTGTAGGCATAGGACAGGGCGACGAGGTTATCACTTCGCCGTATTCGTTCATAGCCTCAAGCAATGTCATAGTACACGCAGGAGCAAATCCTGTATTTGTGGACATTGACAGGGAAACATACAACATGCAGTATCGAAACATATCTGATTATTTGGCGTACCACGACCATAATATTAAAGCTGTATTACCCGTTGACTGTTTCGGCTTGCCTGTAGATACAAGCAAAATGCGGTTTAGACATGAAAACGGATATTATAAATGGGACGATACGAAAATCATCATTGATGCCTGTGAATCATTCGGCAGCAAAATAGACCGTCCGTTTGACGCTACTGTATATGCTTTTTACCCAAACAAAGCTCTGACAACAGGTGAAGGCGGCTGCATAGTAACCAACAACAAAGATATAGCCGAATACTGTCAGGCTATGCGTAATCAGGGGCGCAAAGACGGTGACAAGTGGCTTGATTCATCTTATGTAGGCTGGAACTTTAGAATGACCGATTTGCAGGCCGCTATAGGGCTGGTGCAACTTAACCATTGGGATGAAATCAGGGGAAAACGCAGGTACAATGCGCTGCAATATACTATCGAATTAGGCGAATTGTACTTTGCGGGGAAAGTAAAGTGGCAGGAACAAACAAATGACAGCACTTGCCCGTTTGTATTCACTGTAGAGGTAGACAACCGCGACAAAGTAATGCAGTACATGTTGTCTCATGGCGCAGAATGCAAACCGTATTTTCCGTGTATTCATTTGCAGAAGCCATATAGGAAAATGGGTTATCATGAAGGCATGTTCCCTGTAGCGGAAGAAGTAGCAAGTAGGACACTAGCCTTGCCGTTTTGGAGTGATATCTCAGAAAGTGAGATAATTGAAGTGTGCAGAGTGCTGAAGGAGGCATTATGAAGCGTATTTGTGTCATAACTACAGGCAGGTGGGACTATCCATACCTGTACTGGATAATGAAAGGCATAGAATCAAGCCCGAAACTGCAGTTGCAGATAATATGTCCCGAAAATCACCATAACAGGCAGGAAATATACCGTGAATTTGCGCTGATGAGCGATAATCAGATTTATGGCATATCTGCGATAAACAGTATAGCAGACTACGGACAGGTATATGCGGACTGCTTCGGTGCCTTTGACATTTTAAAACCCGGTATTTGTCTGATATGTGGCGATAGATTTGAGACAATGGCCGCCGCTACATCTGCATTGCTTACGGGAACTAAAATTTGCCATATCCATGGCGGAGAGACTACCACAGGTGCATTTGACGACAATATCCGTAATAGTATTACTCAGATGGCGCAATATCATTTTGTGGCAACGTGGCAATATGCTGAAAATGTCCGCAGAATGACTGAATCTAAGCATATTTACAACACTGGCTCCCCCGGACTTGATTGGCTCAAGCGCACAAAGTTACTTTCCAAGCAGGAATTACAGCGATATGTTGGCGTTGACTTGAACCAGCAGTTTATTGTGGCATGTCTGCATCCTGAGACAAAAAATTTAGAACAGACAGAGGAAAGCACAAGAGAATTCCTGTTTGCTTTAATGCAATTAGACCAACAAATTGTTTTGATAAAGCCAAATATTGACCCTGGAAACGACATTATAAAAGATTACTACTCGCAGAAATGGATTAGTGAAAGAATACATGTAGTTGACAACCTTGACCACCTTGTTTACCTTTCCCTGCTCCAACATGCTGAAATGATGATAGGCAATTCATCTTCCGGCATCATTGAATCAGCATCGTTTGACTTGCCTTCTGTGAGCGTAGGCAATCGTCAGGCGGGACGGACAAGAGGAAGCAATGTATTTGACTGTCCGTGCGAGACAGAGGCTATTTTGACCGCTGTAGACAGGGCCAGGGAATGGAACGCTACGGTTGGCGGGTGTGACAACCCGTATGGCAGGGGTGACAGTTCAGAAAAAATCATAAAAGTATTGGAGGGTATAGAATGAATTGTGCCATTTTTTTAACTACCCGTGTGGGCAGCTCAAGACTGCCCAAAAAAGCATTATTGGACATAAACGGCGAAACGGTAACGGATATACTGATCAACAGGCTAAAGAAAACTGGTATACCCATAATCTTAACTGTTCCCGACACGCCGGAGGATAAAGAGTACCTTGAACCCATTGCAGAGCGAAACGCAGTGGGTTTTTTCATGGGCGACCCTGACAGTCCAATAAAGAGGCATATTCAAGCTTGCAAAGAGTTTGATGTCGACTATGTCATACTTGCCGAATGCGACGACTGGCTGGTATGCAGGGAAAGCGTCAACGCAGTCTATTACAGGGCAAATGAATTAAAGTTCAAAAAGGCTATACGGACGGAAGGGTTGCCGTTTGGTATGAACGTTATAGCGTATCCGCGTGAAAATCTGGAAAACGCAGACTTCACAGGCGATACCGGATGGGGCGCGTACGTCACAAAGGGTGCCTATGTACTGACGTTTGACTATGCAAGGGCGTACAAACTG